ATTTGGCGGTATTTGAAAGGAACACAGGCTTCCTTGCCTTTGTGCTTTAAAATATTAAGAAAGCGTTTGTAATGCGGTTTCTGTGGATGTTACCGACATTGATGTCGGTAACATATTAAAAATTGCGGTAGCCTAATACAACTTGACCAATCACAAGCAGGCTGTCTGCCTCTTCTGCTGTGAGTTTTATCGGGCGGTATGCGTTATTGTCGCTGATTAACTCTACCCCGCTAAATGTACGTTGAATGCGTTTTATCAGCATTGATCCTTGATTGTTTAAAACAAAGATTTTGCCATCAATTAAAGTTTTACTGGCATGATTGACGATAATGTCCTCGCCGTCTTTTAGCGTGTCGTCCATGCTATCGCCGCATACTTTATACTTTCCGCAGTCTTCCGCTTTTAACCCTCTAGCACGGAGCCATTCGCGCTCTATCTTGGTCTTTTTTACCTCTAGGTAATCGCTGTTTATGCCACCATAACCAGCCGTTACGATAACATCACGACAATCATCAATCCATTCAAACTCTTCGTCATCGGCAACGCTACGCGAATTCTCGCTTTCGCTCAGGGTAATTCTATTGGAATTTTCATCTAGTGTTGTATTGGTCTCTCCAGTCAATAAATAGTTAGGCGAAACCTCTAACTCTTCAGCAAGGGTAATAATCATTGAAGCTACAGGTTCAGTTTGATTTGTTTCCCAATTCTGCAATGCAGATAGTGAAAGTCCCAGCTTTTCCGCCATAGCATTTCTTGAAACTTTTTTAAACTCTCTTAACTCTCTAATCCTATTCCCTATAGATGAGTTGTTTTTAAACTTAACTCTCATAACTTTAAAAAACTCCTGTGAAAAATTTAACTTTTAAAGTTGAATTAAAAGTTATTTATTTCAAATAGATGGATTAAATAACCATTAATTCAGTGGCTAATTTTTAATCAATCAACTTTAAAATAAACTTTTTAAAGTTGTATTAGTTGTTTTTATGGTTTAATATCCTCATCAGATTAACAAATGAGGTTATCTAATGAGGACATTAATGGAAGCTAAAAAAACAGCTATTGATTGGCATCGAGAAGACATCAAAGCTGCACTAGCAAAAAAAGGTTGGTCATTGCGCCAACTCTCTTTAAAGCATGGTTATAGCAACGGTAGCACATTAAAAAACGCGCTAGACCGTCCTTGGCTCAAAGGTGAACGTATCATAGCTGAAGCTATTGGCGTTCCTGCCGAAGTTATTTGGGCATCACGTTATGAGCAACGTAACCATAAAAAATACGCTGATAGATAGTTTTGAGGTTATTTATGAGAAACGACAACCTAAAAACACACTACTCAGCCAAGGAACTACTTGATTTAAGTTTATCCTGTTTACCTAATTCGGTGCAAGGAATTATTTATCAAGCTAAGAAGAATGGTTGGGTAACTCAAAAAAGAGTTGGCAAAGGTGGTGGAAAAGAATATGCCTTGGCATCTTTACCGCAAGAAATTCAAACTGAGATTCGCACTAAATTCGCTATGGAGATTATCAATGCTAAACCTAAAGCACTCCCTGTAGTAAAAGCTGACGACTTAAAACAGCTCACCACGGCGCAACGCAAAGCGGCAGATGCGCGGATGGCGTTAGTGTTGTATGTGAATGAATTAGAAGCGGCGTTAGGCTCGCGCAATCAGGCGATGAAATGCCTACTTGAGCAAGCCAAGCAAGGGGAATTAAGCGACACACAAATGGCGTGGATTGCCTTGGCGAATAATAAACAAGGCAATGGGCGCGTATTGGGGCATCGCACGCTGTATAAGTGGGTATTGGCATATCACCAATGTGAGACAGCGGAGCAACGTTTGATGGTATTAGCCCCTGGCAAGCGCAAGCGGGTTGAACCAGAAAATGTGTGGTATTTGCCTTGGTTTATGGGGTGCTATCGACAAACGTCAGGGCTGACATTTGCAGATGCCTATCGAATGTTTGAGACGGAATATGTGGGACGTTATGGCGATGATCCGACTTTTATGTCGATGTTACCAAGTCCCGATCAAGTTCGTACCGCCTTTGGCAAATTGCCCGTGCATATTCGCGAATTAGGGCGTTTAACTGGCTCAAAATATAAGAATTTGTTGCCTTATGTGGAACGTAAATGGGACTTGTTTAAAGCTAACGATATTTGGATTGGCGACGGACATTCTTTGAAATTGAAAGTCGCCCACCCTATCCACGGCAGTCCGTTTACACCAGAACTGACAATGATTGTGGACGGCGCTAGCCGAAAAATCGTGGGTTGGTCGCTAGCATTATCAGAAAGCGGTTTTGCAGTGTTAGATGCCTTGCGACATGCCATTAGCCGACACGGTGTACCCTGTATTTATTACTCGGACAACGGTGGCGGTGAAAAGAACAAAATGCTGGATGCAGACGTCACGGGGATTTTACCGCGCTTTGGCATTCACCACGCCACAGGGATTGCAGGCAATCCGCAAGGGCGCGGGATTATTGAGCGGCTTAACCGCACCGTGGGAAAACGCATTGCACAGATGTTTCCCACTTATTACGGCAGCAGTGCGGATCAGGATACCACACGGCGAATGTTGCAGTCTATGGTCTCTCTTGCTGGCGCCAAACAAGGGGCAAAATTAACGCCAAAACAACGCAAGGCAAAGGCTATGTTGCCCACTTGGGATGAATTAATGAAAGCCATTGAACAAGTGATTGATTGGTATAACAACGAACATGTGCATAGTGAAATCAACTGCACACCAGCAGAGAAATATCGTCGAGTGACGCAAGACGATTTGATTGTGATGCTTTCCGAACCGGAATTACGCGATATAGAACGACCGCACTTTATCCGCAAAACGCAGCGTGGTTTGGTGCAGTGGAATAATCACCAATATTTCCATTTGGATTTATTGAATCACCAAGGCAGTGAAGTGGTGGTGGCGGTGGATATTCACAATGCAGATTTTGTGCAAGTGCGGACGAAATCCGGACAGTTTATTTGCAATGCAAAATTTGAAGGGCACGCCCGCGAAGCATTCTCGGTTTCAATGGTGGAACAACAACGCCAAAAACGCACAGACAGCAAATTGAAACGGATTCAACGCAATGTTGATGAAACCTTGGCTGAACTTAATCCGGTGATCACGATTGAGCATCAGCCAGATTTTGCAGTGTTAGTGCCAAAAGTGAAGCAAAAAATCCCAGCCAAGCCGATTTTCCATAACTTAACGGAGAAAGAAGAATGGGAAGCGGAACAGGCAAAGTTAGTGAATGAATAGGAGCGAAAAAATGAACAATATTATTAGAAGAAATGTACACCGTGGCTTTATCCGTCTTGAAAAACGGGACTATTTTTCAATTCATTTATTGGATATTACAGAGCAGCCTGTATTGGTTGAGGCGGTATCGCGTGACGTGATTGATGTGTTTGATTTAAGCGGCACATTTATTTGCACCGCCGAGATTAATGAATGTAAACGTGAAAAATTTCCATTTAATTGTTAGTACGGAATTTCTCGAAGTCTTGGAAGGTTTTATCTCTATGTTTGAGCAGATTGGTTTGATTGTCTACCAATTCACAAGCTACCGCCATTCTTAACCGATGAACTAAGCGTTGTGCGTTGTGATAAGCAAATTCATTGTGATGCTCGTTTTTTTGTAAGTCAGCAAGACGCTTCTTGAAGAGCTTTTCCAGTTCAGAAAGCGAAACAGCGTGATGAGTAGCTAGCAATGAAACTAAATCAATTAACAATTCATCCGTGAGTTCTTTTTCTTGTTGAAGACGTTGAATTTCATTTTGGGTGTAAAGCGAAAGCTCAAGAAAACTTTCTTCAAGAGATGATTTAGGCATAACAATTCCTTCTTTAACGTGGATTTAAACAAATTATAACGGAGCAAAAAATGAAAAACAAAGAACTGCAACGGTTTATGACCAATAGCGGCATGACACAAAAACAGATTGCGCAAGCGTTATCGGTGTCAGTGGGGACAATTAGTCTTTATTTGAAAGATCAATATGCAGGCGATGTGCAACGCCTTGATGACAAGGTGGCGGAGTATTTGGCACGCCAAGATCAGAAGATTTTAAAAGCGCATTACAACAGCCAATTTGTATCAACTTTGGCGGCTAGAAAAACAATGGACGTTATGCAGTATGCGCATACAGAAGGCAAGATTGTCGTGGTGTATGGCGCAGCGGGCTTAGGCAAAACAGCAACCTTGAAAGAATATGCAACGCGTTATCCGTCTTCAATGTTGATTGAAACCGATCCAGGCTATAACCCTAGAGTGTTGTTACACAAGATTGCGGAAACCTGCGGTGTTGTGGCGCAAGGGGGAAATCATGATGTCTTTGAAAAAATAGTGGAAAAATTAGATGGTTCGGAACGTTTATTGATTATTGATGAAGCGGAGTTGCTCTCCACGCGTTCTTTGGAATTTGTACGCCGTTTGCATGATAAAACCCAAATAGGTGTAGTGCTTGCTGGTATGCCTAGATTGTTGGTGAATTTACGTGGGAAAAGTGGCGAATTTGCGCAGTTATATAGTCGAGTGAACAATACGCATAATTTTGGCAATGCCTTGCCAGATAAAGATTTAGCCATGTTAACGGAAAGCGCGCTCGGCACAGGGGAATTTAATGACGCCTTTATTAAATTTAGTAAAGGTAATGCGCGTCGGTTGAGTAACTTAATGAGCGGTGTGGTGCGGTTATCCAAACTCAACGAGTGCGATATTACCTACGAGATGATTGAAGAATATAACAAGATGTTGATTAGCTAAAGGAGACCGAGATGTTACAACCAACTAAACAATTAAACAAAAACAATGCCGTGATGTTGGCTTATTTAGAACAAGTAGAAAAAGCCGTGAGACGCTTAAATGAAATGGGGCTTACGGTGATTAATGTGCACTTTGAGAAGATAAGACCGACGGTGCGTGTGATGAATAATGCGGTAACAGAAAAGCTAGAGAAAGACCAACGCGCTTATGTGTATCACGTGGGGCGTGATGTGGGTCGATACCAAGAAGCGCAATTTACGGTGGAAGGTATCCGTGTGGTTTGGCGGAAATATTTGAACTAGGAGGATGAATGGCAACGCGTCGGCAAATTTATGCAGTCTATCGTGGCGAAGAGAATTTGGGTGACGGGACTGCGGAAGAATTAGCAAAAAAACTCAATGTGAGCGAAAAAACGA